AATAAGCACCCTGAGGTTCATTGGCTAATGAGAAGGTGTCTATATTCAACGTCGTGGAAGTTGTTGAATAACTGCTTGGAACTACATTAGATCCATAAGGACTTGTACCGTAAGTTTTGGTAGGTGCATTATATGGGCCTTCTTGATGGTTAGATTGAGCAACTCTAAATCTAATTGAAGCACTGGCATCATCATTTGTAATAGGTAATACACCTGTTGGTCGAGTCGTTCCTGTGACCGTCTCTCCCACTTGGAATGTCCCAGTTATCATGTTTATTTCTAATAACTTAGGAACACAGTATGGAGTCACATCTCTTCCATCTAAGAACGCATAATGTCTTGTAGAAGGTTTAACTCTTGATCCTACAAACTGAACATTCCTTGATCTCATAAAGGAGATTAAATCTCTACTTACGAGTCTATCTCCTTGTGATTCTTGATCAAATTGTTCTGTAACTATTCTTCTAGTACCTGTACGAATCTGATCGGTAACAGTAAAGGTGGTTCTCCAAAGTTGATTTCCTTGCCACTGATCTCTAGTTTGTATATTTGCTGGTCGAGGATCTTGATTTACTCCAGCCCAAATTTCTTCCCAAGAATTCCATACTACAGAACCAAATCCACTTTGAGGATCTCCTCCAAACCTATCAGTTAAATCTTGAACTGATTGAGTGAAGTTACCTTCAACATCTATGATGTTTGCTTGCAGTCTTTCAGTATCAACCCAGTTATCAGAAGCAGGAGTTAAATCTATTCTCCCTCCCCAAAAACTTATTATGAAAGGTGTTACACTTTCAGTTCGTGTAGCATTAACTTGTTTTAGATATTCTACTTCATTGTAACTTAAACTTACAATATCTCCTGTTTTTTTAATATTGGTTCCTTGAGGAGCAGCAAAAGCTAAATCTGCATTTGCTTGTGCATTCTCAACAGGGCCCATTAACAAGTCTACTGAGGTAGTATAGTGTTTGGGTCTTAACTCACTAAGTTTAATATCAATACAATTCTTATATTCAAGAAGATTTGACTGTGCAAGGAAAGAAGTAAAGTTATCTACAAAGAATCCTGACTTAAATCTGTTGATTCCATTCTGATCAGGAAGGAACAAACTAGCAGTATCTGCTTCTAAGAGTGACAGAGTAGTATAGTACTCAAGATTTTTAATCCTATTCTCAAGTCGGCCAATATCCGACATTGTATATCTCTTATATTG